GAGGCGATAATGCAACATCTGGAGACCCTTTACACACAGAAGAAGGGACTAGATCTTCAATGGGAGCAGGAGCATCTTAAAGAGGGTAGATATACTCTCAATATGGTAAAGATTGACAGAAAAGTTAGAGATGTCATTAGCCATATAAAACTTGCTGAAGCTAAAAAAGCTGATGCAGAAAATAAGATAGAAGACGCTGCTCCACAAGTTTCAGTAGCTACTTAATAAAAAGCTACATCGTTGAATAAATTCAATTCACACTACAGGCTCTCTTGCGCTCTACTAAAATCTAGTATATAGTTTTATCACTATACAATTAATTAGATCATAGACGAGTATAGTCGACGGCCTAGAGACTATGATCGGAAACTAGGAGGATATAATTATGGCACAAACACTATTTAGAGGACCAGTTCTGCAAGGTAAATTTAACGAAGCAGGTTTAACTGGATTCAATCTAGAAAACAAATCAGCTAACTATACAGTTACAAATGCGGATTCTGGTAAGACTTTCACATCAAAAACTGATGGAATGGTATTTACTTTACCGCCAATTTCTATTGGGAGAATATTTACATTTGTAAATACAGGTCCTGATGGAACTAACGCTATGACTATCAGCCCAAATGCTGCTGATGGTATTTTGTATGCTGGATCTTTAACAGATAATAAAGATCTTATTAATACAAAAACTACACAAAAAGTAGGTGACTTTGTAGTATGTGCATCCTTGAACTCATCAACACATTGGACGATTGTTGATGCGCAAGGTGTATTTGCTAAAGAAGCGTAATAATTAATTTGGTGTGGGCTTCGGCCCACACTTAAATTTAGGAGAATAATATGTCATCAGATCAAAGATTTACTAGAATCACTAGTACAGGTCAGGTTAAAACAATAGCAGGAGGTTCAACTAATATTGGTCCTTCAAGAATAACTTACATTCAAGCCAAAGGTAATTCTGCTGGACAACTTGAATTAAGAAATAGTTCAGACAATAGCGGAGCTTTATTATTTCAAGCTCATTTTGGAACAGAAGGATTAGATATATATGTTCCTGGAAACGGTATTAGATTTGACACTACAATTCATGCTACTATATCTGGAACGGGATCAGTAACACTTGGCTACACTGGCTAGGAGGTAAAACGTGGCTAACACAACTTCCGGCACAACGGTATTCGATAAAAATTTTACTATTGATGAGATAGTAGAAGAGGCTTTCGAACGTCTTGGAATACACAATGTAAGCGGTTATCAATTAAAGTCTTCAAGAAGATCTTTAAATATTATGTTCCAGGAATGGGGCAACAGAGGTATTCACTATTGGGAAATAGATGAAACTAATATTGATCTAGCAGAGGGACAATCAGAATATAAACTGTATAGATCTTCAGCAGAAGCCACAACTGCTGGTGATCAAGCTACAACAAAAACAAATGCTAATGCTGCTGAAAATGTTTTTGGTGTAAGTGATATTTTAGAAGCACAATTAAGATCTGGTATAAACACAACTGATCAATCAGACAGTCCGATGACAAAAGTAGACAGATCTACGTATGCAGGTTTTTCAAATAAAAATTCAAAAGGAACGCCTAATCAATATTGGGTAGAAAGATTTATAGATAGAACAGTATTACATTTATACCCTACTGCTGATTCTACAAACGCAAGTAAATTTATTCATATATATTATATAAAAAGAATTGAAGATATAGGAGATTATTCTAATGCAGCAGATCTTCCTTTTAGATTTGTTCCATGTATGACTTCAGGTTTGACATATTATCTATCAATGAAATATGCACCACAACTAACACAACAAATGAAATTAATTTACGAAGATGAATTTCAAAGAGCACTACAGGAGGATGGGTCAGCTTCTAGTACATATATTACGCCTAAAGCTTATTACCCAGGAACATAATGGCAAAATACGCAACAGGTAAATTTGCAAAAGCAGTATCAGATAGATCAGGTATGACCTTTCCATATAAAGAAATGGTAAGAGAATGGAATGGATCTTTCGTACATGTCTCTGAATTTGAACCAAAGCAACCACAATTAGAACCTAAACCAATGAATGGTGATGCTATATCATTAAGAAATGTAAGACCACCGAGAACAGAACCTGCTGTTGCAAGATTACTTGGAAGTAATCCTTTTTCAACTACATCAGGATCTCAGACAATAACTGTTACTGAACCAAATCATGAAAGATCTACAAACGACACTGTAAGATTTAGAAATGTGGTTGGTAGTCCAGGTGGTGTAGCTTTTTCTAGCTATGAAAATTCATCAGGATTTAGTATAACGGTCACATCGACTGATAAATATACTTTCAGTCTTGGAACTAATGCAACTATAACAGAGGATACAGGAGGCAATACGGTTACAGCAGGACCCGTAACACTAACAGCATGATAAGATATATTATTAATAAAATTAAAAATTTTTTTACACCAAAAAAAGAAATGGATGAGCACGAAGAGTTATATTTACATGTTCCAGAACCAGATACTCCAGTATATAAGAATGAAGAAGATGCTGTAAAAACTGATCATTGTGAAAAACATAATAGGTTCAGAAAAAAATGTCCTGAGTGTATAGCGATTAAAGAAGGAGCTAATGCATAATGGCATACACTTTTCAAAATTTAAAAACAGATGTAAGAGAATATACAGAGGTTGATGACACAGTATTAACAGATGCCATATTAACTACATTTGCTAAAAATGCTGAAAATAGAATTTATAGAGAATCAGACTCTGATGATAACAGGTTTTATGCTACATCTACCCTGTCATCTGGTAATAGATTCGTAACAATACCTTCTGATCTTAGAATAATAAGATATGTTCAGTTAAAAGATACAAATGTAACTCCAAACGTTCAAGTGTTTTTAGAAAAAAAAGATACTTCTTACATGGCAGAATTTTATAACAAACCTGGAACAGCTCAAGGTCTTCCAAAATATTATGCTAACTGGGATGCTAATTTCTGGATTGTTGCTCCAACACCAAATGCTCAATATGAGATAACATTGGCTTACATTAAACAGCCAGCTAGTATCACGACATCAAATTCAACGACCACATATCTGTCTAATAAGTATCAAGATTTATTGCTATACGCTACTCTTGCAGAAGCGTATGGGTACTTGAAAGGTCCTGCAGATATGTTACAATACTACGAAGGATCTTATAAGAGAGCTTTAGCAACGTACTCTATCGAACAACAAGGTAGAAGACGCCGAGACGAATGGCAAGATGGTGTAATTCGTACTCCTTTAAAATCACCATCGCAATAATAAGGAGATAAAAAATGGCAAACATAGTACCAAATTCTTTCAAGTCTGGTTTATTAAAAGGAGTATTTAATTTTGATACATCAGGTAACGGAGGAAATTCGTTCAAGCTTGCTTTATATACTAGCATAAGTTCTTACAGTGCGGCCTCTACGGTCTACCTAGCAGGAACAGGAAACGGTGAAGTAAGTTCGTCAGGAACAGCTTACTCAGCGGGTGGAAACGCATTAACAAACAATGGTGTTGCTGGAACAACAACTGCATTTGTTGATTTTCAAGATTTAACTTTCCCCTCTGTAACGTTAACTGCTGCAGGAGCTGCTATTTATAAAACAACTGGGGGCGGAAACGAGCTTGTACTAGTTCTAGATTTTGGTGGAAATAAAACAGCAACTAATGGAGATTTTATTATTCAGTTTCCTACTGCTGATGCATCAAGCGCTATTATTAGATTAGGCGACGCGTAATATTAAGGATTTAAATAAATGGCTTTTGTAGTTAATGACAGAGTAAAGCAGACTAGTACGACTACTGGTACTGGAACATTTAGTTTAACAGGAACTGAAATAGGTTTCGAAACTTTTGTTGCAGGTATCGGTACAACTAATAGTACGTTTTATGCGATAGCACTAGATGGAACTGCTGAATTTGAAGTCGGTATTGGAACAGTAACTGATGCAGCTACTGATACACTTTCAAGAGATACCGTTATCTCCTCTTCA